CCAACCCGCAGTGGACCGAGCGCATCGAAGACCTGACATTCACGTCGTTCGTGATCACCGTCGAGCAGCCGCCTGGCACCGTGGTGCTGGTGCTCAGCTGCACCACCAATCCGACCAGCTGCACATAGGAGGCAAGCATGGCAAAGACACGAGCGCAGTGGGCACGACCGGCTGCCAAGGGCAAGCATCAGCGCAGCGGGCAGCGCGTCAACCCGCTTCGTTACCCACCGAGCGGGCAGGAGTGGGGACAGAAGAACTGGACCGGGACCGGTGGCGGTGTCGCCGTGCCCTACGGCCTGTTGCTGTTCGAGACTCAGACCGTGGTGTCACCGTCGAGCGGGGCGCTGCGCCTCAACAACGCCAGCCCGGCGTTGGCGACGATCGTGTACGCCAGTGAGACCTATCAGCCAGGCTCGATCGGTGACCCGATCGCGACGCTGATCGTGGGCGACCCGTTGCGCATCTACAATGCCAACGACACGCGGCAGTGGTTCGACTACACGATCAGCGCCGTGGCCGATTCCGGCGCCTATCGCGCCTACACGGTGACCTACGTGGCAACCCACGGTGGCTTCGCGCCGGTCGCGGGCACGCTGCTTGGGATCAGCGAGCGGGCTGCCACGTCACCGCGCGAGCCCGGTGACGATCTGTTCGATCCCGGCGACATGACCATCGACGAGGTCAAGGCAGAAATCAACGCGTGGGCGATGGACGACGAGCGGGCTGGGAAGATTCAGACGATCCTCGATCGCGAGCGGGCGGGTAAGAATCGCTCCACGCTCGTGACGTGGCTCGACCAGCAGCTTGGGGTTGTGTGAACCAGTGCGCGTGTGGCAAGCCCGTGGAGATAGGGCGCACCGAGTGCTTCCGTTGTCGCGTGTCGTCGATCGGCTTCACCTTCAACGGGGGCGCTCTCCAAGGCCGCGCCGGGTTCAAGGCCAAGACCAAGAACGAGTGGCTCAAAGAGCACTTGGGCGTCGACTCTGAGAAGCAGTTGGCGAGGGAGCGGCCCGACGTGGAGCGCTACTACGAGCCGACCCCACCAGACAAGGAATGGGCGGCGTCATGACGCAGACCGAACTGTTGAAGTACTACCAGAATGAGTTGAAGCGCTCGAAGCAGTGGCGCTCGTCGCAGACCACCAACTACGACGACGAGTGGAAGCGCTATATCCAGCTGTACCAAGGGCGCTACATCGACGGCGATCCATCGACCGATCAGCTGGTCGTCAACATGGTGTTCGCGACCGTCAACGTGATGGTGCCTGCGGTCGCGATCAACTATCCGCGTTTCGTCGTCAACGCTCGCAACCCCGAGTCGGCGGCGACTGCGATCATCACCGAGGAAGTCCTGAACTGGCTGTGGCGGGCCTACGACTACCAGCGTGAGTTCCGGCTGTCTGTCGTGGACTGGATCGTGGCTGGGCATGGCTGGGTCAAGGTCGGCTACAAGTGGACCAAGCCACCGGAAACGAAGAAGGTCGAGACCGACACCGTCGTCAGCGACGACACCGCGGGCGGCGAGGAAGGCATCGACGATCGCGACGACAAAGAGGGCAACGTCGAGAGCGAGATGTTGCAGTGGAACGAGGATCGTCCGTTCATCGAACGCATCTCGATCTTCGACATGTTCGTCGATCCCGACGCGCGCCACCCCAAGGAAATGCGCTGGATCGCGCAGCGGACGTGGCGCCCGATTCAGGACGTGCAGGTCGACAGCCGCTACAGCCCGGTCAACCGCCGCCGCGTCACCGGCTCGTCGTGGTCGCGCTGGGCGGAGACCAGCGAGACCGCCAGCGGTGATGCGCGCGAGCAGGCCGAGATGCCCAACCCAGGGGCAGTCACGTTCTGTGAAGTGATCGAGTTCTACGACTTGAAGCGGTACAAGGTCTCGACGTTCGCGGCGGGCGGCAATGAGACCGATGGCGACGACGCGGGCTTCCTGATCAAGCCGACGACGATGCCGTACGCGTTCGGTCATCCGTTCGTGATGCTGCGCAACTACGAAGTACCCGATCACTTCTACCCGGTCGGTGACGTGGCGCAGATCGAGTCGTTGCAGTTGGAACTGAACGAGACCCGCACGCAGATGTTCAACTACCGCAAGAAGTTCCGCCGTGCATGGCTGTATGCCCGCGACCGCTTCGACGAGGACGGCACCAAGGCGTTGGAGTCCGACCGCGACAACGTGATGATCCCGGTCCAGGGCGACGCCAACCCGAACGACGCGATGGCGCCCGTGCCGACCGTGATCACGCCGCCCGAGTTCTTCGATCAGTCAGCGATGATCGCCAACGACATTGATCGCGTGTCGGGTGTCAGCGACTACCAGCGCGGTCAGCCTCAGCAGCAGATCAAGCGCACCGCTACCGAGGCGGCGATGATCCAAGACGCGAGCAACAGCCGCGCACAGGATCGGCTCGCCAAGGTCGAGGGCGTATTGAGCGAGATTGCCGAGCGAATCGTCGGCCTCATGCAGCAGTACACGACCGGCGATCAAGTCGCGCGAATCGTGACGATGCCGGTGCGGGGCTGGGTCAACTTCGATGCCGACCGGATCAAGGGCAAGTTCGACTTCGAGGTTCAGGGCGGATCGACCGAACCGCGCAACGAGACATTTCGTCGTCAATCAGCCATGCAGATCGTCGACATGTCGACGCCATTCATCCAGGCCGGAATCGTCAACATGCCTTCGCTCTACCAGGAGTTGCTGCAGAAGGGGTTCGGCGTCAAGGATGCCGGTCGCTTCATCCAGCAGCAGCCGCCGATGGCGCCGCCGCAGGGGGCTCCCGCCGAGAACGCTCCGCCGCCGCCACAGGGCCCACCGCCCGGTCCGCCTCAGGGCCCGCCTCCCGGTGCTGCACCGCCAGGGATGCCGCAGGAACTCACGCCTGAGATGCTGGCGGCGATGATGGGTCAGGCTGCGCCCGCGCCGCCACCGCCGACCAACGGTCAACAGATGGTGCCCGCGGGCTACTAGGCGTCGTCGTCGTCGTCGTCGGCGGTGCCTTCGGCAGCGCGACGTGCAGGCGTGTCGGACGTGTCTGCCTGTTCCTCGGCGGTCACATCCTGGTAGTTGCCAACACCGTGACCGATGTTGTCGTCCGGGCCGACTTCCTTCTCGTCCGGGTCAGTCAAGCCAGCAGGCGTGTCGTTGGTGTCACTCATGGTGGCGAAGGTACATGAGTTCTGTCATCATGTCGATCGACACCAAGGAGGGTTCCAGTGTCAGACGCACCCGCCCCACAGGGGCTGGCGCCAGAGGGCGACCCCGCGCCAAGCGGACCAGTCGAGTCTGCGCCGACACAATCCGAAACACCGTCAGCACCACCTGAACCGGAATACCTCGAACTCGACGACAGCCTTCGCAGCAAGCATGTGAAGGTCAAGGTCGATGGCGAGGAACTCTCGGTTCCGCTGGAAGAAGCGCTGCAGGGGTATCAACGACAGGCTGCCTTCACACAGCATTCGCAACAGCTGGCCGAGCAACGCAGGGAAGCGGAAGACGCGCTGCGACTCCACCAGGCGATGCTCGCCAATCCCGGGCTGACCGTACAGATTCTGGCCGATCGGTCAGGCATGTCGGTCGAGCAATACCTGGGGCTACAACGAGCACAGGCGGAAGCGCAGCAGCAGGCAGAGCAGGAGCCTGAGTTCGATGATCCTCTGGAACGTGAGTTGTATCGAGAGCGTCAGGCCCGCCTGGCGTTCGAGCGACAGATCACCGAGCGTGAAGCCCAGCGAGAAGCCGACCAGCAGTTGGCCCGAGCGGTGTACGGATTGCAGCAGCAGTACGGACTGAACGAAGACCAACTCCGAGCGGTTGTTGGCACCGCGATGCAAATGAATCTCGGTGTCGAGTACCTACCGATCGTGTATCAGGCGATGGCTTACCAGGCGACACAGGCAGCAACAGCGCAAGCGAATGGGCAGCGATCTACGGAGGACGCGCAGCGACAAGCTGCAGCCGCGCAAGCGGCGGCAGTGATCGGCAATGGCACGGGTGTGGTTGGGGGCGGTTCGGCTCCTGCGAACGTCGAATACTCGAACTACCGAGAAGCGATCGCAGCCGCCTACGACGAAGTGGAACGCCGCCAGCGCTAATCGGTCCGACCCTCAAAGGGCAGACCAATGACACTCGCTACCCATACCCCATCCGTCTGGAATGAAGTGCTGTCGAGCACTCTCCACAACATGCACGGCAAGCTTGTCGACAACATCTTCCGCAAGCGCCCGCTGCTCGAACACCTGATGAGCAACGGCCGTGTCCGTATCGAAGATGGCGGCTACTCGATCGTCGAGCAGCTGCTGTACGCCGAAGGCCAGGCCGACAGCTACGGCGAATGGGACACCATTCACGTCGTGCCGCAGAACACGATCACGGCGGCGCAGTACTTCTGGAAGCAGCTGTTCGCGACCATCGCCATCTCGGCCTTGGAGAAGGCGCAGAACAACGGCAAGAGCCAGGTGATCAACGTCATGGACGCCAAGATCACGCAGGCCGAGGGCACGCTGCGCAAGCGCCTGTCGGGGATGCTCTACGGGACCTACTCGTCGGCCACCCCGGCCAACGACTTCAACTCGCTCAACGTGCTGATCGACGACACCACCCCGGTCGGTGGCATCGACCCCGCCACCGAAACGTGGTGGAAGTCGTACGAGAAGGCAGTCGGCGCCGTCGACGCGGCCGGTCTCGAAACCGAGATGCGCACGGCCGTGATGACGACCAGCGACAACGGAGGCGACGAGGTCGATGCGATCTTCACTGATCCCGCGACCTACTCGTTCTTCGAGTCGACGCTGACGCCGCAAGTCCGCTTCACCGACACCAACAAGGCCAACCTCGGCTTCCGCAATCTGCTGTTCGAGAACGTCCCCATCATGTGGGACGCCGACTGCCCGGCCGGAACGATGTTCGGGATCAACTCCGACTACGTCGGCCTCGTGATCCACAAGGATCGCAACTTCGCTCACTCGCCGTTCTCGGACGACCTGTCGGGCAAGGCCGGGACGCTCGCCGCACCCGCCTCGGGCGCTGGCATCGGCCAGACCTCGGCCAACGTGATCGACGCCAGCGTGGCGTTCATCACCACGTTCGGGAACGCCACGGTCAACAACCGTCGCCGTCTGTTCAAGCTGACGGGCATCTCCAAGGCGCCGTGACCTTCATCGCCCGGCTCGGTTCCGTTCACGCTGGCCGAGCCGGGCGACCTGAAAGGATGGCGCCATGACGCAGCCGAACAATCCCTACGC